GTAGCTTTTAAAGTATTTGGGCAAAGAGCAGGTAATACCGCTTATGTATTATCCACAATGCACAAATATGTAGGTATGTTAATAAAAGATACCGAACAATTTGGTGCTGCTCAAATAATGGCAGGCAAACAATCAGAAGGACTTGCTGTTAAGTTAGATATTTTAAAAAATAAATTTAATAATATGATTATTGGTTTTTCCCAAGGAGGTTTTTCTGATATATTCAAATTGTTAATTGATGGGGCAACTGCTGTAGTTTCTTTTTTTGACGGTGCTTTAAATAATTCAATTGTGAAAACTACGGTAATAATTTTTACTTTAACAACCGCAGTAATTGGATTAAGTAGTGGTTTACAAGCTCTTTCGGTAGATACTCTTTTCTTTGGTTTTTTAAAACAAGCTGCTTTACAAATAACTACTCATATTGCTTTATTATATTCTTGGATAGCCGCTAATGGTGTTTTAACAGGCACTATTAAATATTTACAATACGCTTTAGACCTTTTATGGGGATTAATGACTAAACATCCTCTTACTGCTCTTTTGATTGCTATTGGAGCAGTGGTTACTATTTTTTATGCGTTAAAAGATTCTTCCGAAAAGTCTTCTTTTCAAATGCAAAAACAAGCTATTGCTTTTGGAGAACAGGCTACAAGTGCAGGTGTTCTTGCGGAAAAATTAAATACTCTTGCTGAAAATGAAAGAAAGGGCATAAATACTTCTACCGATCATTATGCCATAATGCAACAAATAAACAAAGAGTTTCCTGAGCAATTAAAAAAGTTAGATCAAACGACAAAAGCTACTAATGATTTATCCGTAGTATATACAGAACAATCTAAGATTATGAAGGATATTCAAGCTGCCAAAGAAAAAGAAATGGCAACTACTGTTGAATCAATCTTATCAATAAATAATGAAAAAATAGCTAAACAAGCTTCATCTATGGTTCAAAGTGATTACATTAAGAGTGTACACAGTGGCATAGCTGCTCAACATTTAATGATCGCTTCTGCAAAGGAATCAGCCAGTGTAATTACTCTTGGTAATGAAAAACAACAAGAGAGTTGGCTAAACCTTATTAAAGCAAATAATAATTACAGCCAATCCTATAAAGATTTGGTTATAAAAATAGTAAAAACTGCAAATGATTTATCTAAATCCATGTCTGAACAAGATTCTGTTTTAATAGCAGGAGCTAGAGAAACAGTAAAGACAATGGATAAAGAATGGCAAGATTATTATAGTAAACAAGATAAGGAAGGAGAAATTTATGTAGCTAAGTATATTGAACAGGCTGAAAAAGCAGGAGCGGCTGCTTACAAAGCTAAACACAAAGCATTAACTGAGGAATTGAAAGATGAAGAAAGTACCAACGCAAAATTAAAATATATAGAAGATATGGCTAATGCTGCCAGTTTAGCGGCACAAGAAGATTTTTTTGAAAAGATGCTTGATACTCGTTCTAAGTATATGGACGATATTTTTAAATTAATGGATAAAGAATCCGAGAATAAAATAAAATTAATACAAAAAGAAACACAAGCCACGATAACCGCATTAGATGCGGAAAAAGATGTTCAACTGGGTTACATGAAACTTAGGGTAAAAAATGAAGAACTTTATTTAATTCAGAAAAAGAATTTGGAAAAAGATCATGATGAACAAACTTTAAAAATTATCAAAGATCAGGCAAATAAAGAAATTGAAATAATTAATAAAAAGTATGAAGCCAAGAAAAGAATTATAGCAGAAACTAAAATATATGAAACGGAAGAAGCAAAAAAGAAACCTTTGTTAGAAGCGGAGAAAGATCAAGCTAATCAATTGATCATTGTATATGAAGCTGAATTAGCAAATCTCAAGAAAGCATTAGGAGAAAAATTAACGGCAGTTAATACTTATAAGAATGCCACTATTGCCGCAGAAAAAGAAATTTCAGCCGCTAAAGAAAAATTATTAAAATGGAATATGCAATTGGATGATATAGAATTGGCTTCCAGAAAACTCACCATGACTCAGGAAGAAAAAGTCAGAGCAGATGAGTTGAAATTTGAAATGTTGATCAATGAAGGGTATAAGAAATTAAATGATGCCCGTCTTGCTGATGATAAAGATACCCAAGAAAAAGAACTTGCTATGGCTAATGATTATTTTAATAAAGCAATGGGTATGATTAGCGGTGTTACAAAAAAAAAGAAAAATGCAAATGGAGAGATAGTCCAAGATGAAGAAGCAACACAAGGAAAACAATTAAAAATGGCAGGTGTTTTAAGAACAGCTGGGGAAGAATATACTAAAGTATCCGTTGCGGGTTCTCAAAAGAGAAAAGACGCCGCTGAAGCTGAAGCAAAAGCAAATTTAGAAAGTGCTGATCAACTAAAGAAAGCTATTGTAGAATTAACACAGTCTTTGAAAGAACAGGTTAAAATATCGGTAGACACCGATAGTGTTTTAAATCAAATTAAAACTATTACAAATAAATTACATGAACCTGGTCTTTTTGATCTTGTAATAAAGTTTTTCGGAGAAGCTTCCCCTAGAGATACTTTAGAGAATACAATTGGTAGTGTTAAAGAATTATTAAAAACACTTAAAGATGGTTTTACTGATCCATTAAATATTCCCGTATATATTATACAATTTAGGGGTGTTTATTCAGAACCTATTCCAGAAGCATTGCCTGTAGTTATCAATAAAATACAAGCTTTATTGGCTAATGCTTCAGTTGCTTTTAAAGGAATTGTAAATTTCTTAATTCAGTTTGTTGGTAGTAATGGT